GCCCCTTCTCGTAGGGGGCCGGAGACCAGGCCCCCGCTCGTCGCTTGTAATAACCGGATTATGCAACCTGCAACTGCGCCTGCGCCTCGTAGGGCCTGAGCGGCGCTGGGGCGTAGGGGATGCCCAGGTAGTAGTGGGCGAACTCCTCGCCCATGCCGTCGAGCATATCCGCGCCCTTGAACTCGCCCTGGGTGCACACGATCTCGGCCACGCGCCCGTCCACGATGTGGATCTTCACGACGTCGCGGCCCTCGTCCCTGGTCTGGGAGACGTGCCGGTCGTAGACCCAACGGTCCTCGATGCGCTTGAACGCGTGGCCCTTGCTCGCGCCCCCGTAGATCGCGCCGTACTCGTCAACGTCTGTGGCTACCTTGTCGGCGACGTAGACCCATTCCCCGGTGTGGAGGACATAGGCGTCTTTCGGTCGGCGGTATCGGCTGGGCTGGTAGCCCCATCGGGTGACCATCGCGGGGACAACCTCGTCCGGGAGGATCGCGCAGCCCTTGCCGTTTGTGGATCCGTCCCAGTACTGGCAGCGCTTCGCGGTTGCCCTGCGGTAGTATTTGGCAGTGGCCTGGAATGGGATCGTTTTCGCTCGCTTCTTCATTTCATGCCCTTTCGGTTGGGCCGCTGGTAGCACCACCTACCAGCGGCCATTTTTGTTAACTGACTGGTTGGCTAGGCGTAGGAGCTGACATCCATGGGCCTTCCGCTCCACTTGAAGGCGTCAACAACGTCGTTGATCTTGATGTAGCCGCACTCGTTGACCTTGCAGCGCTTGCCCTTCTCGTTGTCCTGGATGTGGCTATATCCGGTCACGTACTCGCCGGGGCGAGGCGTGATGTTGCCGCTCATGAAGCCCGTAGGCTCGTAGTTCTGGCAGATCTCGCGGACGGTGACGAACTGGCCGTTTTTCTTGACCACCTCGTAAAACTCTCTGTTGGTCTGCTCGTAGCCCCAGCAGCTGACGAAGATGTCGCCTACCTTCACGTTCTCCGCTGCCTGGGCGGCCTTGGTTGCCGCCTTCGCCTTCCTTGCGGCCTTCGCGGTCATTCTCGCCGCGTAAGCATCGGGGTTGAAGACCTTTAGCAGCTGGTTCGTGAGTCCTGACCAGTGCCCATCCTTGTAGACCTCAAGGCGCTTTTCCTCGGTCGTGTAGTTGCCTGTCGTGGTGATGTGAACGGTCCTGTAAGTGCGGACGGCCACGGCCTGGGGGAACTTTGCCTTTGGCGTGATAACCCACGCCATGACCTCGCCCGCCCTGACCCTTGCTGCAATGTCCTCGGTGACGTTCTCAAGCTCAACGGTGATCTGCTCTCGCATGGTGTTTCCCTTCTCGGTATGTTGTGTTGGTTGTGGCGCTAGAGGGCGTGACGCTTCACGCTCTCCCAGAACTCGAGATCGTCAACGAACTGGACATACATGGCATTGCCGAGTTGCGTGCCGTCGTCGGCGATGTAGGCGGCGAGGGTGTAGCACTCTGCGGCTATCCCGTCGATGTCGAAGTCATCGGCGTACTCACCGAGTGCATCGGCGATCTCGTTCATCACGTCGTTCCACGTGGTCAAGCTGCCACCTTTGCGGCTCTCGCGGTTCTTGCCGACGTTGTAAACCTCTTCGAAGCTGTCAAGGGCGCGGAGTTTATAGATGATCATGTCGGTTCCCTTCTCGGTTGTTTGCGTTTGGGTTAGTGCTTGGGTTCGGGCTACTTGCGGAAGATCTCGCGGATTGTGGAGACAATCAGGGACGCGACCAGCGCGGCCAGGAAATGGAACATTTGCGTTCACCTCCTGCTAGAATGGGTCTAGTAGGACGCAGGCGGCGAAACCTGCGCCCTTTGGGTTAGCGCTTCCTAAGGTGTTTGGGCTGGTACCTTACGCACCTCAGGGGGCGCTTTTCTTTTGCGGCGAAGGCCCGCGCTACCGCTCTCGCGATTGCGTCGCCTAGGACCTGGGCCGCAACGTCGGCGATTACCGACGCTATGAACTCGGCTAAGTTCGGCATATGCTCACCTCCCTTCAAGCCGTGTTCGACTTGGTGCATCCCTCGCGCTACCCGTTGAGCCGATTCATCCGGCCTATGTCTCGCTTTGCGGCATGCCGTCGCCCTGGGGGCGTTGCGGCTCAGCCGGTGGATCTGGAACGGGCTGCGAGGGTTATGCGGTTCTCAAGGTGCGCGGCTCTGAGTGCCGAGGGGAGAGTGTGAAGGGGTGCGGACCGTGCCGCTAAGTAGTTAAAAGATTGAAGCGCTAAAGGGCGCTGAGAAAGACTGCCGGAGTCGTTAACGTGTCGCTCCGTGTCGCTGGCTAAATCATTCCACCGGGCCTAGCGACGTGTCAACGAGAATTTTCGCTAGCAACGAGGAAAAGGCCAAGCTACCAGCGGAAACGTACCTCAGAATAATTGTGGTGAAACTGTGAGCGGTAGGAAACCGGCGGCGAACGGCAACGTTGCTAGCGACGGCGAGTGCGGCCGCGTGGCCGGATTGTATGGCATGGATGCTAGCAACGAACAAAGCCTGTGCCTAGCGACGTTAAACAAAGCGACTACCTGCTAGAACGTGCCGCCGGTGTGCCTGCCATGTCTATATATATCGACGCGACGCTGTAGATCGTGGCCCTAAATAGTCCGAAAAATATACAAAAAAGGCTCTAAAAGTACGAGATCGGACGGAAAATTAGAGGGGAGGGGGTAAAAATCACAAATGAAACCGCCACGCTACCCAGCTGCTGCCCTCAAAAATACACGCAAACGAAATTGGCGAATTACGAAACACCCTATGTTACGGAACGGGGGACGGCTCGCGGACGATAGCCCGAACACATAAACGAGAGGGCTGATTTGGAAGTAAAAAAGTGCCAATATTGCGGGCGGAAATACACGGCTAAGACAAAAAGAAGCAAGTTTTGTTGCGATAAGTGCCGCGTTTACGCAAGTAGAGGGAAAAGAGTTTGGCGCATTGCGGCACCCGCCGAGTTCGCGGGCGTTTCCCACGAGGTTCCGAGTGTCATAACCGAGAACGAGATCAGTAAGGCGGTAGTCCAGCTAAAGGGCGCGGCGGCAACGCTCGATTCCGCGTCTTTGAACGGCCCTGCCAACATGCGGGCGCTTTGCGGGAGCCTTTCCGCTTCTGTGCTCGCCGCCGTGCGCGAGGTTGGCTTATGAGGGGCCGCAAACCGGCTGCGACGGCTGTCAGGCGCGGCAAGGACGCTGCCATGCTCGCGCCAGTCGTGAATGGCAATGCCGAGATAATCCAAGAACAGGGCTGTCAGAAGCCCGTAGCCGTGGCGAACAACCAGCGGCTTAGCGACATGTGGGATTTGACCGTGGGCACCGGGGCCGCGTTTGAGCCGCAGGACGTGCCTTTCATCACGCAGTTCGTAACGGACATGGTCCTTGTGGAGGAGTGCCAACGCCATATGTTCCGCGAGGACGGCACCCCGCAGCCCATGGTTACGACCGTGGACGATGAAGGCAACCTAGACATTGCGCCGAACCCCTACTCAAAGGTCATGCGCGACACGATGGCGGAAGCGTTGAAGCTCGCGGACGAGTTGGGCCTTACGCGCTTTGCTAGAACCCGCCTTGGTCTTGCGCAGGCGGCTGGTCAGGCTATCACCATCTCCATCGCGGACCAGATTGACCGTGCGATTGCCAGGCGCGGCAAATGAGCTACAGGACTAAGACCGGGCGTTTCAGCGCGGCGGGCAAGCACCAAATCGAGAGAACGCATATCTTCGCCGAGACGTTCCTAACGTTTGCGGGCGAGTCCGAGCTATGCGGCCAGCCATACGAAATCTCAGACTGGTTGGCCAAGAACATCTGGGACCCTCTGTTCGGCACCGGGTCAATCGACAAGCGGACGCGCAAGTTCAGGCGGCGTTTCCGCCGTGCGCTCATCGGCGTTCACCGTGGTTTCGGCAAGTCGCAGTTGGCGGCATGCCTTGTGCTAACCATTGCAACAATGGAGCCGATACCGAACGGCATGTACGGCATCGTGGCCGACACCAAAGACAACACGGCGATGGTGAGGAACTACATCGTCACCATCATCCGCGCCAACAGAAGCCTTGCCGAGCAGTGGACCATCTACAAGGACGTGATACGCAACGACCTCACGGGGCAGGAGATTCACGTCTACCCCTACAAGGAAGCGGCGTTGCAGGGCAAGCACTTCCACGTCCTCATTGGTGACGAGATTCACGTCTGGAAGGACGATTCCGTTTGGAAGGCTGGCACGTCCGGCCAGGCCAAAATCTGGAACGCAATCACTATCGGCATCACGACGGCGGGCGCGTCCCGCGACGGATACCTGTTCAAGCTCTACCACAAGCTCAAGAACGACAAGCACGCATTCATCTGTTGGTTGGGCATCACGGACGATGATGACCCGTCGAACCGAAAGACGTGGAAGAAGATCATAGCGGCGGGCCGCGTGACCATGGAGGAGCTTGAGGAGCAGTACGAGAGCGACAAGAACGAGGACGGCACGCCGGGTAAGTCGTTCGTTCGCTACTACCTCAACAGGACGCCCATGGAGGACGTCGAGGAGCCGTTCATGCACCGCAAGGACGTTGAGAGCTGCAAGAGAAACGAGCTTGCAATCGACTACAGCAGCTGGTTCACCTATGCGCTCGACGGCGCTGTTCGCGGCGACACGTTGGCGCTGGTGGCCGCGCAGCGCCAAGGCGACATGTGGGCGTTCGAGGAGTGGTGCTGGGAGAAGCCCGGACCCATGGGGACCTACGACCTCATGCAGGTGGCAGAGGTAATCCAGCAGTTGGCGGCGAAACCCGGGAAGAGCTTCGGCGGCTGCGACCCGGCGCGTATGCAGTTCCTGGCTAACTGGCTCGACCGCGAGTGCAACATCGACCTTTCGGAGATTTCGCAGAGCTCGTCGATCATGTGCCCAGCATCCGAGCTTTTGGGGCGCAACGTCGAGACCCACAAGGCGGCGTTCTCGAACACCCCGGTTCTTGCCCAGCACTGCATGAACGCGGTTGCAGCCGAGTCCAAGGCATACGGCAGGCGACTCGCGTCAGACCGAGGCCGCCACGGACAAGGAACAAAGCGAATCGACGCAGCGATCGCGGCGGCTATGGCCATGTGGGCGTTCGACAACGAGGAGGACGAATCGCCCTCGATTTACACCATCGACCTGTAGCGGGGGACCGCGAATGCACTCTGATACTCGCGCGGGCTTACCTCCTTTCACCGCGCAACCGGGCTAAGTGTCCCTCGTCGTATCCCTTTGCGGCGGGGGACACTGAATCGACCATGCACACGACCAATAAAAAGGAGTGTGCCAATGGGCCTTTTCTCACGCGCAAAGGCGTTTTTCAGCGGTAGCGCGAACGATCAATACCAATACGCCCTCCCAGGAGGTATCGAGTTCATAACCGTCACGGACGGCGCGGGCAATGTGGCCGCAGAACTCCATTCAAGCAACGAGCACCGAGACGCCTATTACTCCAACGCATTCCGCGCGTGCGAGCTTGCGAAGTGCCGACCCCTCGCATCACTCCCGGTCCACGTATACAGGCGCAGGGACGGCGTCAGGGAGACCCCGAGCTACCGGTTCTGCAAGCGTTACGAGACGATTCTTCGAACCAAGTGGAACCCCTTCATGTCTGCGTCCGAAGGCACTCGTTGGGCGATGATGACCAAGGACATTAAGGGCAACGCTTTTATGCGCCTTGAGGTTGACGGCGCGGGCCTTCCCGTCGCCATCTGGCCGCTTGCCCATAAGCCTGTTGTCGAGGTCTACAACGGCAGGCCCGTCTTCCGATACGGCGGGGACAAGTTCACAAAGCCGGGCTGCTACCTCGATTCAGAGATCATCTGGGTCAAGTCTCCGATTCTCGACCCCGATTGCCTTTACGGCGTCTCCCTCGCAGAGCTTGCCGCGCGTGAGCTTGGGCTTTCCATCGACCTTGAGGAGTTCTACGCACGCACCATAAGCGGCGAGGGCACGTTCCCCGGTTGGCTTGAGACCCCGTCGAAGCTCGATAAGCAGGACTACGAGACCCTTAAGCAGCAGTTGAGCGACGGCGGCGGAATTGTTCGCGCGGGCAAGCTCCGCATCTTCGACAAGGGTCTTACGTACAAGTCCAACTCGCAGAACATGGCGGATATGTCGCTGGTCGAGCAGGAGAAGTGGATCCTGCAGCAGACGTGCAGAACGCTTTCCGTGCCCCCGCAGGAGGTCTACGACCTTTCCCATGCCACGTACAGCAACGTTGAGCAGGGCGCTCTGGACTTCGCCAACAAGACGCTCATGCCTGAATGCGACTCGCTTGAGCGGGCGTTGTCTGCGCCCATCTGGGCTGCTGGCTACGAGGACTGCTACGTGCAGGTTGACATGAACGGCCTTCTTCGCGGCCTGTACAAGGACCGTATGGAGGGCTACCGAATCGCCATCAACGCCGGGTTCTTCTGCGCGAACGACGCGCGAACCAAGGAGGACTTGCCGCCGTTCGTCGGCGGAGAGGTGTTCTTCCGCCAGTCCTCGATGGTCCCGGTCGACCCCGAGACGGGCGAGGAGCTTGCGGAGCGCCACAACACGTCTCTTAGTCCAACGCCCGCGGACGGGCCGAAAGACCCAGACACCGCCAATACAAGCGACGTGAGCGGCACCGCGCTCGCCGTTATCCACAAGGACATGCGCGACCGACTGCGCGACCGCCTTGAGGACAAGGGCGACAGCCCGAAGCTGCGTGAGTTCGCCGAGAAGGTATTGACCCCGCTTGCCGACGCATACGAGGTGGCGGGCATCGAATACGACCTGCAATCCGATATTGAGGAGATCATCAATGGTTGATATTGAGGTTTACGGCGAGATTGGCGAGGACTATTTCTCTCCCTCGAACATGACCGCCGCCAAGTTCTCTAAGGCGCTCAAAGACGCGGGCGGAGAGGACGTCACCGTTCACGTCAATTCCCCCGGCGGCAGCGTATTTGACGCAAACGCCATGGCAGAGCAGATCCGCGCCTACTCCGGTCACGTCACCGCAAAAATCGAGGGCCTTGCCGCTTCCGCTGCGTCCTACTTCGCCCTCACCGCGAACAAGGTTGTCATGGGCAAGTCTGCCCTGATGATGATTCACAACCCGTCCACCTACTGCATCGGCGGCGCTGAGGACATGCGCAAGACCGCCGATTTCCTTGAGAAGGTGCGCGACACCATCACCGTCCAGTACGCGGACAAGTCCGGCATCTCCCGTGGGGAGATTGAGGAGCTTATGGACGCGGAGACCTGGTTCACCGCCGATGACGCTTTGGAGCGCGGCTTTGTTGACGAGGTGGCGGACGGCGCACCCGTCACCGCCTGCATCACGAACGACTGGCTCAAGACCTTCAAGAACGCCCCAGCAGACCTCAAGCAGGCGGCAGCGGGGGACGCGGGCAAGACCATTCACCACAGCAACAGTAAGCAGCCGGATACGGGGGCCGTATCGGCGGGAGCGGGGGCCGCGCCCAAGCGAACTGTATGCGTCAACGGACAGTTCATTAACTACTAAGGAGAACCAAAATGGCTATGTCCTCGCTCCAGATTCACAACAAGAAGCTCGACGTTGTGAACCAGATCGCCGCCCTCACCGAGAAGTTCAACGCCGCCGACAACGCCGACGCCAAGGACGCGCTGCGCGACAAGATCAACGCGCTCAACGGCGAGGTCAAGACCTACGACGAGATTCTTGGCGACGTCCTCAACGAGGAGGATAAGATTCGCCGCGCCGGTGGCGTTCCTCTCGCTGACCCGTCTGCCGCCGACGCTTTCAAGCCCAAGAACCTCGCTCAGGCCGTTCTTGGCAACCCCAAGGACTTCAAGGGCATCGACCTCAACAAGGGCCTTGCCGTCGTGCTTGACGAGTTCCAGGACTTCAAGCTGGTTGAGCACAAGGAGACCCAGTACGACCTCCCGGCCCAGTACGCTGAGAACCTTCCGAACTTCGGCATCCTCTCCACGCTGCCGACCGCTACCACCAACTCCGACTCCGTGACCTTCTTCGAGGCCGACCCCACCAAGCTCAGCAACGCCGCCGACACCTGGACCCCCGGCAACACCATTAAGATGTCCGGTTTCGCCTGGAAGCAGCGCTCTTTCCACATGGAGCAGATCGCAAACGGCGTTCCCATTGTCGAGAACAACCTGCGCGACTACGGCACCCTCGCGGGCATCATCAACACCACCCTGCTCTACATGCAGGAGCTTGCTAAGTCTCAGCGCGTCGTTCGCGGCCCCAAGGCCAACGCCGAGACCGGCATCGTCGGCATCCTTGAGCACGACGGCATCCAGAAGTTCACCAAGGCTGCTGGTGACACCATCGCCGACTGCGCTTACAAGATGGCAAACGACGTGTTCCTGAACACCGGCTACTACGCGACCACCCTTGCCGTCCACCCGTATGTCGCCGAGTCCATCGTCCTCGACAAGGACAAGCAGGGCCGCTACATGAACCAGATGGTGAACGGCAAGCTGTGGGCGCTCAACGTGGTCCAGGACCTCAACCTCTTCACCGAGAAGGGCGAGACCGGAGCCAAGACCTACACCTACGGCATGATGGCCTACGCCCCCAACGCCGCCACCTTCTACACCAAGCTTGGCGAGACGCTTGAGATTGGCCTTGTCAACGATCAGTTCATCCGCAACGAGAAGACCGTCCGAATCAACGGCCAGTACGGCCTTGAGGTTCGCATCCCCAAGTGCTTCTCCTACCTCGCCGACACCAGCGTCACTGGTCGATAAGCCATGCCTGAGCTTGCGCCGGACACATGCACCAGAGTTGCCCTGACGGAGCTTTCCGGGGTCACCCTCGCGGGTGGCCCCGCCACGGCCCGCGTCGAGTCTGCGCGTAGCGGCGAGGTCAACGAGTGGGACATTGCGGGCGCTGCCGACTTCCCGGCGACCGCCTGCCCCGAC